CGCCGCGCCGACCTCGTCGGCTTTGTCAATGGCATCCCCCTTGTATTTATCGAGTTAAAGGCCGTCCCCCGCAGGCTGGAGGATGCATATAACAACAAAAGCCCATCAAGCCCTGCTCAATAAGCTGGCCGTTGCGATGGAATCACTGTTGCCGCAACAGTTGGAGCTCTTTAAGAAGGTCTACGTGGACAAGCGCTCCAACACGGACATCGCCGCTGAGGAAGGCGTGACCGAGGCGGCCATCCGTAACCGCCTAAAGAAGATTCACGAAAAGCTTAGAAAACATTTCACCTGATTCGGGGGTTCGATTGGATTCCCTTTTTCGCTTATTGATGAGGGACAACCAAACACCCTCCGAAGGGAGCTGAAAAAATTGGGCCTTAAACACAAGGTCACCATCAACGTGACCCGCCCTGATGGCATCCGAAGCCCGGTGCTGCAAAGCGGGTCACAAAGAATCTACCGTAGGCTATTGGACCTGTTGTTTGGCGAGAAGGTAGGCGTCATCGTGATAACGCCCGGCGATTCAGTAGAGACGGTGGAGATCAAAGAAATCAAGGAAGGAGGTGTGGATCATGAGCAGAACCAAGCTGCTTCTCAATGTGGTGTCTGATTTGCGTAATCTGGCAAATAGCGTGCAGGCAATTGCAGATGAGATATCCGGTGATAAACCCTCTGAGACAACTCTGGCAGAAACATCCCCTATTAATAAGGAGGAAAAGCCTGAATCGAAGGCAGTCACACTGGAGCAAGTCCGGGCTGTGCTGGCCGCTAAAAGCCATGACGGCTTTACCACTGAGGTTCGAGCGCTGCTGGAAAAGCACGGGGCATCAAGGCTAAGCGAAATTGACCCGGCTAATTATGCCGCACTTCTCGCGGATGCGGAGGGGCTGAAATGAGCAAGCACGCTATACTCTCCGCTTCCGGAGCGCACCGCTGGATGAACTGTACTCCATCAGCCAGGCTGGAACTGGAGTTTGATGAGAGTGAAAGCGAAGCCGCTGCTGAGGGTACCGCAGCTCATGCCCTCGCTGAACACAAACTTCGCCGGGCACTGAAAATGCGCTCGAAGAAGCCGATCTCCAAGTACGACTGCGACGAAATGGACGCACACACCGACGCTTATGTGGATTTTGTTCTTGAAACCATCGCCCAGATAAAGTTGACCTGCAACGACCCGTTGGTGCTGATTGAGCAGAGGCTGGATTTTTCCAGGTATGTTCCGGATGGCTTCGGTACCGGCGACTGCGTTATTATCGGCGACGGTACACTCCATGTTATCGATTTTAAGTATGGGCAGGGCGTTCTGGTGAATGCCAAGGACAATCCCCAGATGAAGCTGTATGCACTTGGTGCCCTGGAGTTGTTTGACGGGATATATGACATCAGCACAGTGGCCATGACCATTTTCCAGCCGCGCCGGGAGAATGTCAGCACCTACACGGTATTTAAAGAATCGCTTTATCAATGGGCGGAGGAAACACTGATACCCACCGCCGAGTTGGCTTTTAAAGGTGAGGGCGAGTACGCCCCGGGTGAACACTGTCAGTTCTGCCGGGCTGCGGTAAAGTGTCGAGCCAGAGCCGAAGCCAAGCTTAAACTGGCGGCCTTTGAGTTTGCCCTTCCTCCCTTGCTTTCCGATGAGGAAATTGGCGAGGTTCTCAATTTGATCGGCGACCTGACCAGTTGGGCAAATGAGATTATTGCCTATGCCACAGACGCCGCTGTGAACCATGGCAAGGAATGGCCCGGCTTCAAGGTGGTCGAGGGGCGCTCCGTCCGAAAATATACCGACGAGAAGGCCGTCGCCGAAGCGGCAAAAGCCGCTGGATACCGCGACATCTATAGAGAGAGCCTTATCAGCATTACTGAGATGGAAAAGCTGATGGGCAAATCCAGGTTTAATGAAATCCTCGGCGGACTGGTTATAAAGCCGCCCGGCAAACCGACCCTGGTTCCGGTTACGGATAAGCGACCAGCGATGAGTATATCAAACGCAAAAAATGAATTTATGGAGGTTTAATACTATGTCAAACACAGCAAACAGAGTTGATCGTAGTCCTGGGAAAAATCCCACCAAGGTTATCACCGGCATTGTACGTCTATCCTATGCGAACGTATGGGAACCCAAGTCCATCAACGGCGGCGCGGAGAAATACAGTGTCAGCCTGATTATTCCCAAGTCAGACACCAAGACCATCGCGGCCATCAATGCTGCTGTGGATGCCGCTATCGAGGAAGGCAAAGGCAAATTTGGCGGCAAGATTCCCTCTAAAGCGCAGTTAAAACTTCCGCTCCGTGATGGCGATATCGACCGCCCTGATGACGAAGCCTACGCCAACAGCTATTTCGTTAACGCCAATAGCAATACCGCTCCGCAAATCGTGGACAGGCAAGTCCACCCTATCCTTGAACGTTCCGAAATCTATTCTGGTGTCTACGCGAGAGTCAGCATCAATTTTTATGCTTTTAATTCCAACGGCAATAAAGGAATCGCCTGTGGTCTGGGCAACATCCAGAAAATCCGCGATGGTGAGCCGCTGGGTGGCAGATCAAATGCTGCTGACGATTTTGCCACTGACGTGGACGATGATTTCCTGTCATGAGAACGCTTAGTATCGATTTAGAGACTTTCAGCACGGTAGACCTCGCCAAAAGCGGGGTCTATCGCTATGCTGAGTCCCCGGATTTTGAAATCCTGTTGTTCGGTTACAGTGTTGACGGCGGAGGTATTCAGGTTATTGATCTGGCCAACGGTGAACATCTGCCGGATGAGATTTACAGCGCCCTTTTAGATGAATCCGTTATCAAATGGGCACATAATGCGCAGTTTGAACGGGTATGTCTGTCCCGCTATCTTAACCAGTGGCTGAAACCAAATTCCTGGCGCTGTACCATGGTATGGTCCGCCTATCTTGGTCTGCCTTTGTCGCTGGAGGGTGCGGCCTTGATCACCGGTGCGGAAAAGCAAAAGCTGACCGAGGGAAAAGATCTAATCCGCTACTTCTCCATGCCCTGCAAGCCCACAAAAACAAACGGCCAGCGAACACGTAATCTCCCCGAACACGACCCTGAAAGGTGGGAACGTTTCAAAGCCTACAATGCCCGCGATGTGGAAACGGAAATGGCAATACAGGCAAAGCTGGCGAGCTTTCCCTTACCGGAGGATGAGTGGAAAAACTATATCCTCGACCAGGAAATCAATGACCGGGGTATTAAGCTGGACATGACCTTGGTCAGGCAGGCGATCCGCTGCGATGAGCAATCCCGGTCGGAACTGACGCGAGTTATGCAAGAGCTGACCGCTTTGGATAATCCCAACTCAGTCGCGCAAATGAAGTCCTGGCTCGCTGATCATGGCCTTGAAACCAACACGTTGGACAAAGCCGCGGTTAAGGAACTGCTTAAGACCGCACCCGGAGATCTGGGACGTGTTTTAGAATTACGGCAGAAGCTAGCCAAGTCCAGCATAAAGAAATACACAGCCATGGAAAACGCAGTCTGCTCCGACGGCAGGGCGCGCGGGTTACTGCAGTTCTACGGAGCTAATCGTACCGGGCGTTTCGCCGGGAGGCTGATCCAAGTACAAAACCTTCCGCAAAACCATCTGCCAGATTTGGAGGAAGCGCGCAGTCTTATTCGCTCCGGGCAATTTGATGCAGCAGAGATGCTCTATGATTCTGTACCTTCCGTTCTATCTGAACTTATTCGTACCGCATTCATTCCCCAATCTGGATTCAAATTTATCGTTGCTGACTTTTCTGCCATTGAAGCCAGGGTAATAGCCTGGTTGGCGGGTGAAACATGGCGGAATGAGGTATTTGCCACCCACGGCAAGATTTATGAAGCATCGGCGGCGCAGATGTTCCATGTTCCCATTGAAGAGGTCACCAAAGGCAGCCCACTGCGCCAAAAAGGTAAAATAGCCGAATTGGCGCTTGGCTACGGCGGATCAGTCGGTGCTTTAACCGCTATGGGCGCTCTTGATATGGGGCTTACTGAGGATGAACTCCAGCCGCTGGTAACCGCCTGGCGAAAGGCCAATCCCAATATCGTCCGGTTCTGGTGGGACGTTGACCGGGCTGCAACAAGGGCGGTCAAGGATCGCGCCACTACGGAAACACATGGACTCCGTATTGGATACCGCAGCGGAATGCTGTTCATCGCCTTGCCATCCGGCAGGAAGCTTTGCTATGTAAAGCCCAGAATAGAGCTAAACCGCTTCGGCAGCGAATCGGTGACATATGAGGGTATTGGGACAAACAAGAAATGGGAGCGCATCGAAAGCTACGGGCCTAAGTTTGTTGAGAACATTGTACAGGCAGCATCCAGGGATATCCTTTGTTATGCCATGCGCCGTTTGGACGCTATGGGCTGCAGTATCGTGATGCATGTTCATGACGAGGTTGTGATTGAAGCCCCGGCAGATGCATCGGTTGATGATATTTGCACCATCATGAGTGAGCCCCCAACTTGGGCAAAGGGGCTTTTGCTTCGCGCCGACGGCTTTGAGTGCCAGTTCTATAAGAAAGATTGACTCCTTTTCACCATAAAAAAGGGGGTTCGATTTAGCCTTCTGATCCGCTTATTGGTGGAGCCTGTCCTAAGCGCTTCACAAAATATTTGTTCAGGAGGTTTTTTTATGAACGGATTACAGGTTTTTAGAAACAGCGAGTTCGGTACCCTTGGTGTGCTAATCATTGACGGCAAAGAAATGTTCCCCGCCACCGATTGTGCCAGGCTGCTCGGATACGCCGATCCATACGACGCGATTAAGCGGCACACAAAGGGGTCGGTGAAACACCCAGTCCTTACCGCAGGTGGTGAACAGCAAATCAACTTTATTACCGAGGGCGATCTATACCGATTAATTGTCCACAGTAAGCTGCCCTCCGCAGAAAGGTTCGAACGCTGGGTGTTTGACGAGGTTCTTCCGTCCATCCGCAAACATGGTCTTTATGCCGTCGATGAGTTGCTTGCTGATCCTGACCTTTTCATCAGGGCTTTACAGGAACTTAAGTCGGAGCGGGCCAAGAATGCTGCCCTTGCCGCCACGGTCAGCGTCCAGAAGCAACAGATTACTGAAATGAAACCTAAAGCCAGTTATTATGATGTGATCCTGAACTGCAAGGATGCTGTAGCCATCACTACAATTGCCAAGGATTATGGAAAATCCGGGCAGTGGCTCAACGAGTACCTGCACAAGCTGGGCATCCAGTTTAAGCAGGGCAACATCTGGCTTTTATACCAGAAATACGCCGAGAATGGCTACACGTGCACTAAAACCCACAGCTATCCCGGCAACGACGGCGAGATACATTCCAAAGTCCATACCTACTGGACCCAGAAAGGCCGGCTGTTCATTTATGAACTACTGAAATCAAACGGCTACCTTCCGCTGATTGAACAGGGACTTGAATTCGAGGTGGTGTAGCCATGGACAAATACCACTCGGAACATTATTCAGACCCCCAAACCATAGAAGCACCGGCGAACGTGGCGCAGCAGGAAAAGCGGTACCGCCCGCTGGTTTACATCTGCTCTCCTTTTGCAGGCGACACGGAACACAACATCATCCGCGCATTGGGCTATTGCCGGTTTGCCGTCAGCAAGGGATACATCCCCCTTGCACCACATCTCCACTACCCACAGTTTATGGATGATAGCGACCAAAAAGAGCGCGAACTCGGGCTATATTTCGCCCTGGTTCTACTTAGCAAATGCGATGAGCTATGGGCGTTCGGCCACCGGGTGTCAGACGGTATGGCCCGGGAAATCAACAAAGCGAAAAAGCAGGGCATACCCATTCGGGACTTTACCGAGAAGTGCGAGGAGGTGCAGGGAACGTGAAGATAGCGGTCGGCAACAGCCGCATGGATAAGAAATGGAAAAACAGGGACATCTCATGGGAAAACTTCCTCGCCCGGGTCAGCACGACCATCCGCACCACCGAAACGGTATCGGAATTCCGCAAGATGAGCCGCGCGCAGCAGGATTCCATCAAAGATGTGGGCGGCTTCGTGGGCGGTGCTCTGCGCGAGGGCAAACGCAGGAACGGTTATGTCCTCTGCCGCTCCCTGCTCACCTTGGACATGGACTACGCCAGGCCAGGAATTTGGGATGAAATTAATATGCTCCACGATTTCAAGTGCTGTGTTTACTCTACTCACAAACATACCCCGGATGCACCGCGCCTGCGGCTTGTTATTCCCCTGTCCCGCGAGGTAAGCGAGGACGAGTACCCCGCCCTTGGTCGCATGGTAGCCAAGGAAATCGGTATCGATTTGTTTGACGACACGACTTATGAGCCATCGCGGCTTATGTATTGGCCGTCTACGCCATCTGACGGTGAGTTCGTATTCCAAGAAAAAGAAGGCGAACTGCTTGACCCCGACGTATACCTCGCCAAATACGCCGACTGGCGGGATACTTCCATGTGGCCAGTATCCTCGCGTCAGTCAGAAGTGGTTCGCAGCCAGATTACCAGGCAGGCAGATCCCCTCACCAAGGAAGGTGTAGTCGGTGCGTTCTGCCGGGCTTACTCTATTGAGGACGCAATTACGACTTTTCTATCCGATGTCTATGAGCGCAGTGCGATGAATGGGCGTTACGACTATATCCCGGCCGACTCATCCGCCGGTCTGGTCATATATGATGGCAAATTCGCCTACAGCCATCATGCTACCGATCCGGCCTGCGGCAGATTACTGAATTCTTTTGATCTGGTACGCATACACCGATTCCGCAACCTTGATGACAAGACCGCTTTGGATACCCCTCCGGGCAAGCTGCCCTCCTTTAGGGCCATGACGGAACTAGCCATAAAAGATGAACGGGTCAAGGAGCAGTTGGCTGAAGAACGTAAAGCCCAGGCGGAGAACGAGTTTAGGGATGCGGATTGGCAGAAGGCCTTGGAACTTGAAAAGACCGGTGCTGTTAAAGACAGCTTCGGAAACTATCTTCTGATATTAAACAATGACCCTAATTTGAGCGGTATCGTTTTTAACCAACTGCGGGACGGTGTGGATGTTCGCGGGGAAATACCCTGGCAAAGGTACAAACCTGGCTGGAGCGAAACAGACGCGGCTAAACTTTATGAATATCTGCAAAATCATTATGGCATCTACTCACCGACTAAGACGAATAACGCAGTTATGGCGGCAGCTGCTGCCCGACAATTCCATCCGATACGTGAGTATCTTAACACACTTCCTGCCTGGGACGGTGTTAAAAGAGTCGAAACGCTTCTGATTGATTACTTTGGTGCAGAAGATACCCCGTACACCAGGGCTGTTACCAGAAAGACTTTTGCGGCGGCAGTCGCCCGCATTTATCAGCCGGGGATTAAGTTTGACTACATGCTGGTCATAAACGGCGCGACCGGACTTGGAAAGTCCACGTTTTTTGGCAAGCTGGCCGGAGAGTGGTTTTCCGACAGCCTGACCTTTGCCGACATGGGCAAAGGCAAAGACGCTCCTGAAAAGATACAGGGGTTCTGGATCATTGAAATCCCAGAACTTGCTGGTATCAGAAAAACCGATGTCAACAACGTAAAAGCATTTTTATCCCGTCGCGACGATAACTACCGGGCCAGCTACGGCCATACAACAGAAAGTCATCCTCGTCAATGCATTATCGTGGGCAGCACCAACAGTGAAAGTGCTGGGTTTCTGCGTGATGTGACCGGCAACCGCCGCTTCTGGCCAGTCCGCGTCAGCGGTAAAAATGCCCGGCGTGGTTGGGATATCACAGATGATGATGTTCTTCAGATCTGGGCTGAGGCCAAGCTGATATGGAAGAACGGCGAGAAGCTCTACCTTGAGGGAGCCGATGCGGAAGCGGCGGTCAGCGAGCAGGCAGATGCCATGGAATCCGATGAACGTGAAGGTTTGGTGCGTGAGTATCTCGATATGCTTCTGCCGGAGAACTGGGATACGCTTGATGTGTATCGCAGGCGTGACTATTTCCGGGATCAAAATGACCCAACCAGGCCACCAGGGGTTAAACAGCGCGATATTGTTAGCAATATTGAGATCTGGTGCGAGTGCCTGAACAAGAACCGCGAGGACATAAGAACCCGCGATAGCTATGAAATCACCGCCATCATGCAGAAGATGACCGACTGGCGGCGCGGGGATAAGAAGATCCGGATCATCGGCTACGGCCCCCAAAATGTGTGGTTGAGAAAGCCGGATTAAGGCTTAAGTGTTCCAAGCGTTCCGGGTTTGTTCCAGGAAAACCGAACGGTGGGAACAGGCGTTAGCTTAGAAAAATAGGCAACTCTACAAGTTCTGTTCCGAGTGTTCCAAGAATTATATATGAGTTATTTGTATTATTACTTCCTATACCTATATGGAACTATATACACGCGTAAGGAATCTATAAGGAATTTTTCGGTACGGTTGGAACACAATTAAGCGGAATGCCTTGTAAATTTAGGGTTCAAAGCTGTTCCGGGCTTTGTTCTAGGGTGTGTTCCGTTCCGGCTGATTATTAAGCAACAACAAGATGAAAGGAAAAAATGCTGTGGTGAGTCCTCTGCGAGAAAAACAGATAGAACAAAAACTGGTCAAGGCAGTCCGGGGCATGGATGGTTTAGCGCTGAAATTTATGTCACCAGGCTTTGATGGAGTGCCTGACCGCTTAATATTATTGCCTGGTGGACGGATGGCCTTTGCAGAAGTTAAGGCGATGGGGTGTAAACCGCGTCCATTGCAGGTAAGACGAAAAAGACAACTGGAAGCGTTAGGGTTTTCGGTGTACGTCATAGATAGCCCTGAGCAGATTGGAGAGATACTTGATGAAATACAGTCCTCATGACTATCAAACCTATACCACCAAATTCATCCTTGAGCATCCTATCGCGGCTGTTTTGCTTGAAATGGGCCTGGGCAAAAGCGTTATTGCGCTTACCGCCATATTTGACCTTGCACTGGACAGCTTCCTTGTCCGCAAGGTGCTGGTCATTGCTCCCCTTAGAGTAGCGCGTGATACATGGCCTGCGGAAATTGAAAAATGGGATCACCTGAAGGGACTTACCTACTCGGTGGCTGTCGGCACGGAGCAGGAACGCAAGTTTGCACTGATGCGAAACGTCGATGTGTATATTATCAACCGTGAAAACGTGGACTGGCTGGTTAATAAGAGCGGTCTTCCCTTCGACTTCGATATGGTGGTAATCGATGAACTGAGCTCTTTCAAGGATAACGGCTCCAAACGCTTCAAGGCCCTGCGCAAGGTTCGTCCTAAAGTCAAAAGGATGGTCGGCCTTACCGGTACTCCATCAGCCAATGGATTGATGGACCTGTGGGCAGAAATCGGCATCCTCGATATGGGCCAGCGCCTTGGCAGGTACATAACCCGCTTTAGAAACGACTACTTTATCCCGGACAAGCGTAACCAGCAGATGGTGTTTTCATACAAACCCCGGCCCGGTGCCGAGGAAGCTATTTACCGGCTGATTTCCGACATCACCATCAGCATGAAGAACACCGATTATTTAAAGTTGCCGGAACTGGTGATGAACGAGAGCCCCGTCAGGCTGGCGGACAAAGAACAAAAAGTCTATGACACCATGAAGCGGGATTTGGTGCTTTCACTTGAAGGTCGGGAGATTGATGCCTTAAATGCCGCCAGCCTGTCGAACAAACTGCTGCAGATGGCCAACGGTGCAGTCTATGCCGATGATGGCTCAGTAGCTAAGATTCACGACCGCAAGCTGGATGCATTAGAGGATATTATCGAAGCTGCCAACGGCAAACCGGTGCTGGTAGCTTACTGGTTCAAGCACGACCTTGAACGGATACTTAATCGCTTCCCCGCTGAGAAGCTGGACAGCGCCGATTCTATAAAACGGTGGAATGACGGAGAAATACCACTGGCAGTAATTCACCCGGCATCAGCCGGGCACGGATTGAATTTGCAGGCGGGCGGCTCCACCCTGGTCTGGTTCGGGCTGACCTGGAGCCTTGAACTCTACCAGCAGACCAACGCCAGGCTGTGGCGGCAGGGCCAGAAGGATACGGTGGTTATCCACCACATCATTACCAAGGGCACCATTGATGACGATGTGATGCTGGCCTTGAAAAGAAAGGACAAGACCCAGACCGCTCTAATTGACGCGGTAAAAGCCAGGATTGGAGGTGCAAGTCTTTATGAGTAACAGGTGTTTTGCTTTAAGTGAAAATAATCGTTGCAAGGTGCTAACCGTTGTTAAGTGCCCAGGCAGCAGTTGTTCGTTCTATAAAACCCCGGAGCAGGCAGCTGAGTCACACAGAAAAGCCAATGCCAGATTGGCCAGTCTGGACGAAGCATACCAGAAGCATATTGCAGCTACCTATTACCGCGGCAATATGCCCTGGCTGGAAGGTGATGATGGCTATGATGGTTAAAGAATATTTATCCCGGGCTTACCGAATTGACCAGCGAATAAACAGTAAGCTGGAACTGGTGGCGTCACTCAGGGATTTAGCCAGGAAAGCTACTGCAACGCTGTCGGACATGCCCCGTAACCCCAGCAATAATATTCATTCCATGGAAGATATCATTGTAAAGATCGTTGATCTGGAAAATGAAATCAACCAGGACATTGATGAACTGGTTGATTTGAAGCGAGAGATCGTAACCATCATCAAAAAAATTGAAAACCCAGTGTACCAAACTTTGCTTGAACTTAGATACCTGGGCTTTAAAAGCTGGGAGCAGATCGCTGTTGAAATGGGATATAGCCTGCAGCACGTTTTTAGGATGCATAAAAGGGCTTTGAATAAGGTAACTCAAAAAGATGAGAGTAAATGTGATAAAAAGAGAGTATGAGTCTGTTCCATAATTAAAATAGAAAATTGCTTAAATCATTAAGCCTCCGCAGGTTGCTTTGCGGGGGCTTTTTGTATGCCAATAACGAGGTGAAGCTGAATGCCCTTTAAACCCAAACGGCCGTGTTCTTACCCTGGCTGTCCGAAGCTGACACACGACAGGTTTTGCGAAGAACATCAAAAGCTGACCGACAAACAATATGAAAAGTACCAGCGTGACCCAGTCGTGAAGAAACGCTACAACAGGACTTGGAAGCGAATCCGTGACCGGTATATAAATGAGCATCCCCTTTGCGAAAGGTGTCAGAAGGAAGGTAAATTGACACCAGCTGAGGAGGTGCACCATGTTGTACCGCTTTCAAGGGGTGGAACCCATGCAGCGGATAATCTCATGGCGTTATGCACTAGCTGCCACTCAACCATAACAGCTAAGGAAGGCGGCCGCTGGGGGTAAAGAGATATATCTCAAAGCGATGGTTAAGAATTGGCATCATTACTTCATGTACCGCTTCAGTTCTTCATAGAAGTTTTCGCGGGTACCCGCAAGTATCACGACTACGGTTTCGTCATCTTTTTCAACAATGGTATAGGCCAACTCGTAGTTGGTTTTATTGTGGAAGACATCACAGCAATATACGCCGCTAAGATCACCGGTTTTAGGTTCACCAAAATAGGGATCTAGCAGAAGCTGGTCAATGACGGCCTGGAATTTGTCTTTCAGCGGTTTCTCTTTTAGCTTTTTGAAATAGCGAGCTGCGGGAGGCAGAATGACTAATTTGGTCATCAGTCCGCCTCCGGGCCAAAAACATCTTCATAAGTTTTGCTCGATGCTTGGCCCTGAGCAGCAAGACGGGCTTCATCAAGCAAGCGTTCCACAGCGGGACGGATTTGGCGTCGGGTTTCCTTAAACTTATCAAGCAGTTCTTGTCCTGACAGCCCTTGTGCTATTAAATCGGCCAAGATCTGTTCGTCAAATTCTCCGCTGCTTTCCCGGATGGGACGGATGATGATGGCATTGTTTTGGACATAGCATTCTACTTCCTTATCAATGCCGACGCTGTTATAGAACTCAATCGGTATGGTTATCTGGCGTTTCTGAGATACCGAGATACGTTTTTTTATCATAGGATATTCTCCTTTAGTTTTAACTTGAGACACTAGTATTCCTCCTTTGGTAGTATATGCTGATTCAACGAAAAACATACAAAGAATCCTTGATTAAATGATAACAAAGAAACAAAGAACACTCAAGGGGAGGGGGAGGAAAATCCTTGTTTCTTTGCGCCTGGAAAACGGGCGGCCCCCTTCGCGCGTAAAAATCACGGTTCAAACGAGGGATTAAACCCTGCCACAGCAAGGAGGTGAAGGCTTGTGGCAAAAGACGGAACCAATAGGGGCGGCCGCAGGGTTCGCGCCGGTGACAAGCCGCAGCCCCTGGCTGACAAAATCTCGACCGGAAAGGCCGCAAAAGTTTTAGCAGCTCCGGAACTGCATCCCGAGTCGATGCTTGAAGCGGACGACCTTGACGATGCGGCCAATTTATACGGAGAAGATATGCCAACGCCCAGCGATTACCTCAGCGCGAGACAGAGAGATGGTAAGCCACTGGGCGCTGACGATCTGTTCAGAGAAACTTGGAAATGGCTTAAAGAGCGCGGGTGTGAGAAATTCGTTAACCCAAGATTGATTGAATCCTATGCCCAGGCTTTCACTCGTTACATCCAGTGTGAGGAAGCCATAAGCACCTATGGGCTTTTGGGCAAACATCCGACCACGGGTGGCGCTATAGCCAGTCCCTTCGTACAGATGAGCCAATCTTTTCAGAAGCAGGCCAACCTCATCTGGTACGAGATTTTTGACATCGTAAAACAGAATTGCACTACAGCCTTTGTCGGCAACCCGCAGGATGATATTATGGAAGCCCTGCTGTCAGGCAGGAAAGGACGGTAGGAATAGATGAACACAACCGAGCGTTTTGAAAAAGTTAATATTGACCGGTTAGTACCTTATGCACGCAATGCCCGCACCCATAGCAAGGAACAAATACTTCAGCTTCGAGCATCACTCAGGGAGTTCGGCTTCGTCAACCCGGTAATTGTAGACAAAGACCTCAACGTCATTGCGGGACACGGGCGCATCCTCGCTGCCAAGGAGGAAGGTATTACTGAAGTACCTTGTGTGTTCGCAGAACACCTGACTGAAGCCCAGAAGCGGGCCTACATTATAGCCGATAACCGCCTTGCCCTGAACGCTGGCTGGGACGCGGAGATGCTCTCGGTAGAGCTTGCCGATTTGCAGGCTGCCGATTTTGACGTATCTCTTCTCGGCTTTGACGATTCGGAACTGAACAAACTACTGGGCGGTGTCGAGGACGTTAAAGAAGACGACTTTGATGTAGAAGGCGAACTGGCCAAGCCCGCTATATCTAAGGCGGGTGACCTCTGGTTACTGGGGCAGCATCGCTTGGTCTGCGGCGATAGTACCAAAGCGGAGACCTTTTCCCTGCTTATGGACGGTAAACTTGCCAACCTGGTGGTGACAGACCCTCCCTATAACGTCAATTATGAGGGTACAGCAGGCAAAATTAAAAATGATAATATGGCGGATCAAAAGTTCTATCAGTTTCTGCTGGAAGCTTTCACCCTGACCGAAAAGGCGATGGCCAAGGATGCGAGTATCTATGTGTTCCACGCCGATACCGAAGGACTGAATTTCCGCAAAGCCTTTTTAGAAGCAGGATTCTATCTCTCGGGAACGTGTATCTGGAAAAAGCAGTCGCTGGTACTGGGGCGCTCGCCATACCAGTGGCAGCACGAGCCGATCCTGTTTGGCTGGAAGAAAGCGGGCAAACACGCCTGGTACTCCGACCGTAAGCAGTCTACCATCTGGGAGTTTGACAAACCCAGGAAGAATACTGACCACCCGACCATGAAACCCGTACCGCTGGTAGCTTACCCGATACTCAACTCCAGCATGACAGGGTGTATTGTTCTTGATCCGTTCGGCGGTTCGGGCAGCACCCTGATCGCCTGTGAGCAGACCGGCCGGATTTGCTACACTGTGGAGCTGGACGAGAAGTTCTGCGATGTTATTGTGAATAGGTACATTGAGTTTAAGGGTTCCGACATTGATGTTTTTCTTTTGCGCGATGGTCAGAAAATACCCTATAACAGTGTGCCAAAACTGGTATAAAGGCTTGCTATTCCACAGCTTAAGAGTGATGTATATGACTACCTAAACAGAAAGGTGGTCGATCTCATGGAATTTAAGTTTAACGTTACCGGCGCTAGGCGTAAAGAACTGGTTCAGGTGATCAGCGAAATCCTGAGTACTGCACCGGAATACAAAGGCGCTCCCACATTTGCTTATGTCATAGGCGGATTTACCGTCAACAAAGAAGGCACCCTCAGCGCCAGTGAAAACAACAGTGAGGAAGATCTTGAGCAACTATTAAACGAGCTTGACCGGCGCGGATTTCAATTTGAAGCGCCGAGCGAACTGGTTATTGAGATGCCCAGGGAAGGTTTTACCGAAGCCGCCATTGCCAATCTGGAGCGGCTGGTTAAGAGCAAGGAAACTCTTATTAAGAAAGCCCTGGACACAGACAGGTTGCCAATTGAACTGACCGAGGACAGGCTGCGTTTCCCTTGGTTCTCCAGAAGCTTTGCGGCGGAAGAAGTCAACGCCTATGCCCGCTTCATCGGTGCGCTCTGCGCCATAGCCAAGAACCAGCATCGGGTAACCGCCACTGAAAAGGCTTATGATAACGAAAAATATGCTTTTCGCTGCTTCCTGCTGCGCCTAGGATTTATCGGGCCGGAATACAAAACGGAACGAAAAATTCTGCTCTCCAGGTTAACCGGCAGCGCTGCTTTCAAAAATGGCCAGCGCAATTCGGAGGAGGATACTAAAGCATGAAGCAGATTCATCCTGAAATGTTAAAGGCGCTAAGGTCATATTTTTCCCCGGGTACGCGGGTCGAATTGGTCCGTATGGAGGACCCGTACACCAGGCTGAAACCTGGCGACCAAGGCACAGTATCATTTATAGACGATACCGGCACCGTATTTGTCAACTGGGACTCCGGTAGCGGGCTGGGGGTAGTATTTGGCGAGGATGAGATAAGAAAACTCGATGATACTCTGCGCCGGGCAGCCTCTAAGTCAGCAGAAATGGAGAAAGCAAAATGAATGAGACCATACGGATGCAGATTTTGGCCATCAGGGAAAGCGGCGTCACGAATATGTTTGACATTCCCCGTGTTACTCAGGAAGCATACTCCCGAGGCTTTCACGAACTGGTTAATTACCTTAATGACCACAAGACCGAGTACGCGCGCTTTATCCTGACGGGCGAGGAAGATGAGAGCAAATAACTGAAGGCCAACAAATATGCGGTTAACAGAGCTTCTTAATGAGGCTCTTTTCTTTTGTTCTCTTTAAGAAAGGAGGCGGCAATATACGTAAACTAAAGAAATATAAACCGACACAGTTTATGGCACCGGATTCAAAATACAGTAAAGATGCCGCCGACTATGCTGTGGCGTTCATCCAAGCCCTGTGCCACACCAAAGGCTCCTGGGCTGGTAAGCCCTTTGAACTCATAGACTGGCAGGAACAGATTATACGCGATATTTTTGGGATACTGAAACCCAACGGCTATAGGCAATTCAATACGGCTTATGTGGAAATTCCAAAGAAAATGGGCAAGTCTGAATTGGCAGCCGCCATCGCTCTGCTTCTTACCTGCGGGGACAACGAGGAGCGTGCTGAGGTTTATGGCTGTGCTGCCGACCGCCAGCAGGCATCTATTGTGTTCGAGGTCGCCGCCGACATGGTGCGGATGTGTCCCGCACTGAACAAACGTGTTAAGATCCTGGCCTCCACCAAGCGGCTTATTTACCTGCCGACCAATAGCTTTTATCAAGTGCTGTCGGCTGAAGCTTATTCGAAGCATGGTTTCAACATCCACGGCGTGGTATTTGATGAGCTGCATACCCAGCCTAACCGGAAACTGTTTGACGTCATGACCAAAGGCTCAGGGGATGCTAGGATGCAGCCGCTTTACTTCCTCATCACAACAGCGGGCGATAACGTCAACAGTATTTGCTATGAGGTGCATCAAAAAGCCAAAGATCTGCTGGCCGGTCGCAAGCATGATGCTACGTTTTATCCTGTAATCTATGGAGCGGAGGAAGATGACGACTGGACTGACCCTAAAGTGTGGAAAAAAGTTAATCCGTCGCTGGGTATAACCGTAAGTATCGACAAGATTAAAGCTGCCTGTGAAAGCGCAAAACAAAACCCTGCTGAAGAAAACAGCTTCCGGCAGCTTAGGCTCAACCAATGGGTCAAACAGGCAGTACGCTGGATGCCCATGGAGAAATGGGATAAGTGTGCTTTCAAGGTTGACCCGGAAAAATTAAAAGGCCGGGTTTGTTATGGTGGGTTAGACTTGTCCAGCACTACTGATATAACGGCTTTTGTGCTGGTTTTTCCCCCGGTTGATGAGGACGATAAATTTCATATTCTCCCCCACTTCTGGATACCGGAAGATAACCTTGACCTCAGGGTTAGGCGAGATCACGTAAACTACGACCTGTGGCAAAAACAAGGTTTTCTGAAAACCACCGAGGGCAACGTGGTCCACTACGGATTCATTGAAAGCTTCATCGAGGAACTTGGGACCCAGTATAACATCCGTGAGATTGCCTTTGACCGCTGGGGCGCGGTCCAAATGACACAAAACCTGGAAGGGCTTGGTTTTACAGTGGTGCCGTTTGGCCAGGGTTTTAAGGATATGTCCCCTCCTACCAAGGAACTAATGAAACTGACCCTGGAAGAAAAGATCGCCCATAGCGGCCATCCGGTTCTGCGCTGGATGATGGATAATATCTTTATCCGTACTGACCCGGCTGGCAATATCAAGCCGGACAAGGAAAAGTCAACTGAACGTATCGACGGCGCGGTGGCTCTTATTATGGCGTTGGACCGGGCCATTAGACACGGAGGTAACCATGGCAGTGTGTATGATGACAGAGGTATATTGGTATTATAAGGTAGCATTCATGGTATAATTTGCATATTATTATGGAATCAGCAAAAGGTGGAGATTATGCAAATACCTAAAGAACATCATTTGGTGCCCCGAACATATTTGAGACCATGGTGTTATTCAAATGACAGTC